GATTTCTTAAATAAAACTCTTACTTTAATACTTTAATTTCACATGGCACGCAAACTACCTATCAAACCTAAATTCTATTCAAAGTTTAAAAGCTATACTAATTTACGTAGTTTTAGTATAATTTTGATACCTAAATTCAGAATATCAAAATTATCTTATACCCGTTCGAATAATGTTTTTTGGATAACCAATATCCCAAAATTTACTATTCAATGGTTAGCTTTTGAGTTTATTATAGGCAAAGGTACTGAGCGGGAGTGGGCTGTTTATTTAAACCATAGAGCAAATGAAAGTAACAGTAAAGATAGGGCAAATAGAAACTGAGCCTACTGATATACTTATAAACTGGGCATACATACAATTTAAATCTGGACCTGAGCCTTTTGCAGAAGTAATAAACCAAGCAAAGAGTCAGGTCTATTATTCTACAATACTTCACAAAGACTATTTAAAGTTTTGTGATTGTATCTCAACTATACCTGGGGAAACAAGAGCTAATTTAATCATTCATTCAATCTGCCCTGATTTACATACCAGGTATTCAGAGTCCTTTTTTCATATAAAAATTACAATTGATGCATACAGACCAGGAGATAATCTTTGTAGGTTTGTTTCTATGACTATACCAGATTATAATTCACTTACATCTATATTAGATAATGCAGTTGATTATTTTTCTAATTTAGAATACGTGGAAGAACTCGTTATTTATTGCAAAACAGAAAAACAACAAATATCAATAGAGGAAGCGTTAAAAAAAGTTATAAAGAAAGAAGAGAAGTGGTATATTAAATTATTTAATGCAATTTTTCAAGTGAAATGAATCTTCCAATAATTGATAGAAGGAATTATAGAAAAGTATTGAGAGAGCTTGATTTGTCTTTATTCCCTACACTCCCAGATTTTTTATTAGATTATAGAAAAAAACTAATAAAAAAGGAACCAATAGAGTATATTGATGATGCTAGAGCTTATGGTAAGTTTAAAAAATACCTTGATGACACAGAAAAAGAAATCAATAAATATGTTTTAGATAAAATTGATTGGGATGTAATTTCTGAACGTCCTCCAAGAGATTTCCAAAAAGATGGAATTAAATTTCTAATTTTAAATAACAGATGTATTCTTGCTGACGATATGGGATTGGGTAAATCTTTACAATCTGTATTGGCATCCAAATTCCTTCCTGATGAATATAATATTTTAGTAATCACTTTAAAAACACTAAAATATAACTTTGCAAACGAAATTTCTTTCTATGATGACAGGGTATCTGTAATTGATAAAGAGTGGACACCTAATAAATTTACCATAGTTCACTATGATGCTTTAAAGAAATGGAAAAAAGAATTAGTTGAGTCAAGGTTCGAAGTTATAATAATTGATGAGTGTTTCCCATATGATACTTTAGTAAAAACAGATAAAGGAGAATTAAAAATTGGTGATATTGTAACAAAAAAAATAAAAGCACAAATCTTAAGTTATAATATAAATACTTTAAAATTAGAATATAAGCCTATAGTTAATTATTGGGATAATGGCCGGAAAGACACAATTTTAGAAATTTCGTTACTAAACGAAAGTAATCAGTATTTAAATTATGATATGACCCATAATCATAAAATATTTATTGCTAATGATAATCAATATAAATCAGCCAATCAAATTAAGCGGGGAGAAAAAGTGTATATTTTGCGGAAAAGAAAGTTATTCCAAATATTCGATTCATTGTTCGCGAAGTTGCTTAAAAAAATTAAATAGTCTTTTTGATAATAAAAAAATTAACATTTTATGCAAATGCGAATTTTGCAATATAGAATATTTAACCACATATGATAAGATAAAAAATAGAAAACACGCATTTTGCACAAAAAAATGTGTTGGTAAATACGTAAACACTTTACCTCAAACAAACAACAACAAAAGTATATCTGGTGAAAAACGAAGAAAATATAAATTAGTTAAAAAAGAATGCGAATGGTGTAAAAACATTTTTGAGTATAAAAATAGTATAAAAAACAGAAGATTTTGCTCAAACCAATGCCAAGTAAATAATAATGGGGCAAATATAAAAGGAAAAAAATATTCTGAGGAAAGAATAAATAAACAAAAAATTGGATTTAAAAATTTAAAAATTAATAATCCAGAAAAGCATAAACAAATATGTGAAAATATAAGAAAAAGAATGAAAAGTAATAATCCCATGAAAGAAAAAAGTGCGAGAGATAAAATGGGTAAAACAATTTCTAGAATTATAAAAGATAAAATTCTAAATGGTACATTTACTCCTTGTATTACTAATACTTATACCCATTGGGATGCTATAGTAAATTTAGAAAATGGATTAACAAAAAAGTTTCGTAGTAGTTGGGAAGCATGTTTTTGGTATTGTAATCAAAACTTAGAATATGAAAAATTACGAATAGAATATTTCGATAAAAATAATACAAGGAAAATCTATATAACAGATTTTCTGGATAAAGACAATAGTATAGTTTATGAGATAAAACCAAATTCTCAGCATCAAAATGATAAAATTAAGTTAGAAGTTGGTATTGAATATTGTAAAAATAATAATCTGAAATTTATTATTATAAATGAGCAAAACATATTGGAATATATTCAAATTAGTAAATTAAAAGGACAAAAATGTTTAGAAAAACTACTAAATGGATTAAAGATAAAATCGTAAACATAGTTTATAAAAAAGAACTATGCACTGTAGTTGACATTAAAGAGAAACAATTTAATAACAATGTTTACAATATTGAAGTAGAGGATAATCACAACTATTTTGCAAACGGACTACTTGTAAGTAATTGCCATAAGTTTAGGAATGCCAAAACTCAAAGAATGCAAATCTTTGATGACATACTAGATGAAACAAAAAAGGATATTAAAAAGATTTGGTTGCTTACAGGAACACCTATTGATGGTAAACCTCTTGATTATTTTAATCTGTTAAAATTAATCAAACATCCTTTATCTAAGAACTGGAGAAATTATGTAATTGATTTTTGCAATGGATATGTGGATAGGTGGGGTAGATGGAACACTAGTGGGCATTCTAATTTAGAAAAACTCCATGCAGAAACAAAAGGAATTATTTTACGCAGATTAAAATCTGATGTTGCAAAAGACCTACCAAACAAGGAAAGAAAACCGGTTTGGTTACATCTTGAGAACACTAAAGGATATAATGCTGTGGTAGATAACTATATCAAAAAGAAAATTGATTTATTAAATCCAGAAGAACTTGAGTTTGTAAAAGAAGACCCAAAGGTTTCTGCTATGGTTAAATTAATTTTACGCAGACAATTCCTTGCTTTAGAAAAAGTAAAGGATGGTTCTTTGGTTGAGGTTATTAACAACGAACTTGATAAAGATAGTAAAATATTGGTATTTACAAACTTTACGAAAGTTGTTGATGCAGTATATGATTCCTTTAAATCTGATAGTTTATTTATTGATGGACGTACTGATGCAAAAGACAGGATAGAGTTGTTGGATAAGTTTAATCGCGATGCCTCAGTTAGGATGATGGTGTTAAACTTAAAAGTTGGGTCGGTAGGACTAAATGCTCAGGCTGCTAATTCAATTATTATAAATGACATGGATTGGGTTCCATCAACTATGTTACAGGCGGAGGATAGGGCGTATAGGATTGGTCAATTAAGAGATGTGTTAGCCCAATATCTTTTATATAAAGATACGGTTGATGAAATCTTATATGAAACAGTATCTAGGAAAATGCAGGTTGTATCAACTGTATTGGAAGGAAAAGAAAGCCAATATTTTACAGACTATGAAAAATCTTCTGAATTATCAAAAGAATCTATCTTAAAAGAAATTTTCGCGCAACTTGACAGATTTTAATTAATTTTATATAATGGAAATAGAAAAAGAACTTATAGGTAAAACTTTAGAGCACGCAATAAAATATTGTAATGCATTTAATATTGATTTCAGAGTAGTGTCTGTAGATGGTGTTGGAAGACCTATTACAGCAGATTGTGTTCCTGAAAGGCTGAATCTATATTCAGTTGATGATAAAATTGTAAAAGTAACAACAGGTTAAAATGAGTACACTAACATATAAAAAATACACACCTGAGAATATCACAGCCTTAGAACAAAAAGAAATATTTATTTTTGGTTCTAACTCAGAAGGTCAACATTATGGTGGAGCTGCAAGAGTAGCTCACGATATGTTTTTTGCAGAATGGGGAGTTGGTAGAGGTTTAACTGGTTTATGCTATGCTTTACCTACATTATATCATCCAACAACTACAAGTGAACCAGGCGCTATGCTAAAACTTTCATTGGAAGAATTAGATTTAGAGTTTGAGTATTTATTTGATTGTATTAACAGGCATCCTGACTATACTTTTTATTTAACAAAAGTAGGTTGTGGCATTGCTGGATTTTCAATTGAAGAAATAAAAGAAATTTTTAAAAAGCATTATAAAGAAGAAAAGAATTTAATTTATCCAATTGAGTTTGATTAATATGGAAGAAAATAAATCATTAGAAGCAAATACAGTCTATATAAATAAATGTATAGATTTTTTAAACTCAATTTGTTTCAAAGTAAACAAATTAGAATTGACTGAGCAACTTGAAACCTTGATTGCGGATTATAAACTTTATATGGATGACATAGAGAATAGTAATATTAATCCAGATAGGAAAATGAAAACAAGGTCAATTATCAAATCACACTTTCAAGATAAAGTAAAAGCATCAAACTTTATTAACCAACATCCTGCGATTGTTGGTACATTAATTAATCTTTTCAGAGCAATTCACAGGCATTACAATCTAAAAAATAAAATTTCTGTAAAATAATTGTTTTTTAAAATAACATCTACTATATTTATAAAATAATTTTAAATCTAAACATGGAACCAGGAATGAAAGTTTATCAAGAAAGAGTTATAAGTGAATACAAAAAGCTAACAGGCGAAACGGCAACGGTATTTTTTAGTGAATTTAATTATTCATTATATGCAAGCCAGCTTACAAAAAAGAAATCAAATAAATTCAGAGTAACTAAAATTGAGTTTTTAAATTCTGATATACCAGATTTCAGTTGGCCTCCACAAAAATACAATAAAGAAAAAGGTGAACTGGTTGCTGAGTGCGATAAAACAGGTTTGTGGACAGTGAGCTTTGAAGAGAATGGTAAAACCTTTTATGCTGTGCATTGCTGTTTTCTTACAGGGTTTAAACATGATGTAGTTCACATTACTATTTGTAAAGATGAGGTCTACAAAAAAATTAAGGAAATAAAAGCCCAAGCAAAGAAAAAGGCAGGCAAACCAAAGATTGGTGTATTCACAGGCAATGTAGACCAAGCAGGTACACTGGATTATACTACTTATAAAAAATCATTAAGCAGCAAAACTGTTTATCACAAAGTGAAGGAAACAATATTAAAAGATATTGAGAACTTTAATAAAAACTTAGCGAGTTCAATAAAGAATGGTGAGAAAGGTACTCGTAAAATTTTAATTGCAGGACCACAAGGTACTGGTAAAAGTTCTTTCATTCAGGAATTGATGAGAATGTATCAAAACAAAGCATCCATAATGATTGCAAAGTCATTAGATGAGTTGGGAGTACATTTACAATTGTGTTCGAAATATAAAGTACCAGCAATAGTAGTATTAGAAGATTGTGAAAGTTTCTTGTGAGTAAGACAGGAACATTCAACAGTGTTAAACTTCCTAAGCGGGCCTTTGGAACCTAAAAATGAGGCGGGTACATATATTGTATTTACCACCAATCACCCTGAGGAACTTTCAGATAGAATTAAGCATCGACCAGAAAGGATTGATGAAATATACATTCTGGGAGAACTGGACGAAAAAGATGCGTTGGAAGTAACAAAAATGTATTTTACTTTCCTTCCTGCAGAATTTGATTTTAAAACTTTAAAGGGAGTATTTACTGGATATACAGGGGCAGAGATTATGAAATTTGCTGCAGATGTTAAAAAATCTGCTGATTACAAATATGGTAACTTTGATAAAGTAAATGCTGATTTTGTTAAAAAAGTAATTTCTGAGCAAATGAATAAATATAAAGCATTGGAAAAAATTGGTACTGGTGGAACTAAACTAGCCAAAAAAGATGGTGCTACTACCGGTGGTTTTGGATTCAATGCAGGAAGATATGGCGGTGCTATATTTGAGGAAGAAGTGGTAGATGGGTAATTAAAATTTAACCACAGAATTATTTTGTTTTAAGAACTTTAAGTTGTCTTCATATAATTGACAGATATTCTTAAAGTTCTTTACGTCTTCTAACGGAATATCAAACCATTCCAAATTTACTCTCTTAAGTTTAAAATGTGCATGAATACAGGATTCTAATTTTGTATTAAACTTAGTTTCAAAATATTCTACAAGTATTAATTTGTTACCATTGCCTGTTTGAACTTCAAGCAATCTTTTTTCAGGATGTTTTGAAACTCCTATTTTAAATAATGTTGTATCTTCTTGCCTTATCAGATATACGTATTTTGCCATTCATGTTATTAAATTAGATAATAATCTTCATAAAAACAAATACAGTAAAACATTTTGTTTTCAATCCGTTCGCCTTTAACTTTAACATTATTAATAGATATCAATAATGTGTGATAGTAAAAAATTCGTTCAACTGCATTGTCATAGTTCTGGGTCTTTATTGGATGGTGTAGCATCTATTAAAAATCTTGTAAAGAGAGCAAAAGAATTAGGGCATCCTGCATTAGCTTTAACCGACCATGGTGGTCCTCAAATGCTATATGACCATTATAAAGAATGTAAAAAACAAGGTATTCAACCTATCTTAGGGCTTGAATTTTATATTTGTAATGATTTAACCAGTAGAGTTGCAAATAAAGGTAGAGCTCTTGAGGATAAAGATTATCACCAATCAACTTATATAAAAAATAAAGAAGGGTATAAAAACTTTTGTGAGTTGACTTATAGGTCTTTTAACGAAGGATATTATTATAAACCAAGAATTGATTTTGATTCTTTATTTGAGTTAAAGAATGGTTTAATGATTACCTCATCTTGTATGGCTTCTAAAACCTCAAGATATATTGCTGAGAACAGACACAAAGAAGCAGAGGAACTTTTCAAAAGATATTTAAACGAGTTTGGTGAGGATTTCTATGGAGAGATTCAAATGAATGAAATTGAGGACCAGAAAGCAATAAATAATTTCATCATACATTTATGTAAGAAGTATGATGTGAAAATGATTATCGGTGGTGATGTACATTATGTAAACAGAGAAGATAATGAGTTACAAGATGCAGTTATCAGAAGTAAACGAGCAAGTAGTTCCTCAGAAGATGAGGGTGGACAAGATTGGACTATATCGGCCCGTAATCTATTCTATCACGATGAAAGTGATTATCACGACTTCAATAAACAGTTTGGATATAACTATGATACCAAATTCATTGAAAACTGTTTAGAAAATTCCTTTGACTTCTCAAAGAAAGTAAATTTTGAGTTTGAAACAGGAAAATACCATTTGCCTAAAATTGACACAGGTAAAATGGATTCAAAAGATTATATCGAACAAGCAACTTGGACAGGGTTACTTGAGAATATAGAATTGGAAAGAAAATTCTTCCCAGACAAATACACAGACGAAGAAATCTCAGCAATAGAAAAACAAACTGATTATGAATTAAAAGTAATCGACCAACTTGGTTTGAATGACTATCTATTAATAGTACACGATATTATCAATTGGGAAAAGAGAACAGGAATATTTGTGGGTCCAGGACGTGGTTGTTTTCTTCCAGGTAGTAAAGTTGTAAATACCGAGGACCAACGTATTAATATAGAAAATGTCAAAGTTGGAGATACATTACATAATTTTTTTAATAAAAGTGCTATAGTTGAGAAACTTTGGGAATATCAAATAGATGAGCAACTAATTGAATTGGAGTTTAAAAATAACAGTATAATCAAATGCACTAAAGACCACAAATTCTTTACTAACAATAGGGGATGGGTCGAGGCTGACAAATTAGACGAAAACGATGATATTGCTGAAATTGTTAAATAGTCAAGCAGCAAAAAAAAGATATGAAGTTAAAAAATAAAAAATATTTTCATTATAAAGGTCCTGTATACGATTTACAAGTTAATACCGAAGACCATTCTTATAATATAGAAAATGTTGTAGTACATAACTCTGCTGCTGCCTCAGTAGTATGTTGGGCATTGGGTATCACAGGATTGAATCCTATGGAACATAACTTAATCTTTGAAAGGTTTATTAACCCTGAAAGAAAAGTAATGGCAGATATTGATTGGGATAGTGAACAAGGTGCTAGGGACAAGATTTTGGAGTATTTAATTAGTAAATACGGTAGAGAGTCCGTATCAAACGTAGCAACCTTTTCTTTATATGGACCAAAGTCAGCTTTACAGGATATGAGTAGAGGACTTAAGAAAGAAACAGGAATGGATTCTATCTTAATGAGGAAAATTACAAAGCTCGAAGGAATTGAAGATGCCGAGGATTTGAAAATGTTTTTCTCAAAGGTTGAAAGAACTAATCCCGATTCTGATGTTCAACATTGGATTTCCAACAATCAAGATACCATAGATTTTGCCCAAAGAATTATAGGTCAAATGAGACAGTTAGGTACTCATGCTGGAGGTATTGTTGTTACTCCAGGTCCTATTTATAACTACATTCCCGTAACACGTGGTTCTGGTAATATGGTAACCGCCTTCAAAGAGGCAGATGGTTCAAGTAAAGATTTAACTGAGTTAGGTATTCTTAAGTTGGATGTATTGGGTTTAAAGACTCTTAATATCCTTAAAGAGTGTGTAAGTAAAATCAAAGAAGATACGGGAGAAGATTTAACTGATAAAATTTACCATTTAGATTTAACAGATAAAAAGATTATTAACTATTTTGCTGAGGGCAACAATTATGGCATATTCCAAATGGATAGGTCTAAAATGTTTACTGAGAAAATGAAAGCAGATAGTTTTGATGATATTGTTGCTGTCAATGCTATGAATCGCCCAGGCCCATTAGAAAAATTCTTAAATAAATATGGTTACTGGAAATCAATTGATACTGGTGCTATTGAAATAGATGATGAAGAAAGAGAAAGAGTTGATAAAGAAAGATATCCTTTTGAATTTATGCGTAAGACATTAGGTAAAACTTATGGTTGTCTTTTATATCAAGAACAGTTTATGCAATTGATATGCGATGCTGCTGGGTTTACTTATGGTGAGTCAGATAGTTTCAGAAGGGTGTTTGGTTGGAAAGAAGACCACCCTAAATATTATACCATTAAAGGATATTACGATAGGTTAGAAGCAGGAATGGAAAAGATGGGTTATTCTAAAGAGGACACCGCAAAATTCATTCAATACTGTAGAGAGTTTACTGGATATTCATTTAACGTAGCACACGCCACAACCTATGCCTATATAGCATATCAGACATTGTTTTTAAAAGTTTATTATCCTTCCTATTTTTATGCCGCAATGCTTAACATGGAAAACGATATTGAAATCTATCAAGAAATAATCAGTGATGCAAAAAAGAATCAAGTTGAAATATTGCCTCACTCAATTACTAAATCAGTATATGGAACAAGGGCGGAAGGATTAAATGCTATTCGCTTAGGCTTTAAAATGATTAAAGGATTAGGAGGTGCTGTTGAAGGAGAAATCGAAGAATTAAAACTAAATGAGTGTAAAACGATTGATGAAATTTTACAAAAACCATTTAAGAAGTTAAACACAACTGCTATCCAAAATCTTATTGATTTAGGTTGTTTTGATGAATTTGGAATTCAAAGAGAGAAAATAACTATATTAAAAGATTTATATCAAGATGATAAAATATTATTTTGGTTTGAAAGGAAGAAACAAGCATTAAGACTTGAAACCATTCCTAAATCTTTATTGGAGCATTTTGAAGAAAAAGATTGCTTAAGAAGTGCTATCAGAGTAAAAGGAGAAGAGAAACCAAACGTTGCATTGTTAAATCTTCTGATTGACAAACTAGTTGTTCCAAAAACTATGTCAGAAGAGAAACAAAGAGAGGCAACAATTAAAAAACAAAATGAGCTTATAGGTTTTAGTTTATATAACGATGAAAAGATAGAGAAATTCGATGCAGCGTTAAGAATTAAAGGCTTCAAACCATTAAAAGAATTTAACAATGATAATCATGATTATTATTTTATCATTAATAAGGTTGAACAAAAAGCCACCAAAAATGGGAAATCTTATTTACATTTGGTTATTAATGATGGTGCTAATGATATCAAAGTAAGGTGCTGGCAAATGCTATCACTTGAAGAAAATAAAATTTATACTGGAAAGTTCAAAAAAGATACTTTTGGTTGGACTTTAGAAGGTAGAGGAGTTTATAAACAAACATAAATACTATGGCTTTAAATCCAAATTTACTCAGAAAACTTATACAATCACAAACAAAAAACAAAATCACTATGAAGCAGCTAGATGGTCCTATTTTAGGGTTCAAAGGTTTTAACAGTCAATTGAAATGTAAATCACATCAATATGAGATTGGGAAAAACTATGTATTTGATAAACAAGTTACTATTTGTGACAGTGGTTATCATTTTGCCTCCACATTAAAGGAAGCATTTAATTGGTATCAATATAACGGATTGAGTAGATTTTGCCAAGTGTTAGCACAAGATAAAATATTTTGTGATGATAGTACTGACATCACAAAAGATATTGATTTTAAAATGGTAACAAATAATCTTACTATCATAAAAGAATATACTTCTGATGAGTTGTTTGATTATATGTATGCTCCTACACTTGAGTATATCAGACAAGTTCAACAGCGTTGTCCTTTTGTTTTAGTTGGAGGTTCTTTATTGTTAATGATGAAAGGTCTTATACCAGTTAGACCAATGCATGATGTTGATTTGGTTATCCCTTCTTATCTAAGTTATAAAGATGTGTTTGGGTTTGATGAATATAAAGCAACAAAAGGAAATAAAACAGGAAAAGCTTCTGCATTTAATGTAAGTGCCCAGATATATGTCGAAGACGCTAAAGACAATAAAGATGCTGATGGTAACTTTAAAACAAGTACAAAACCACCATTACTTTCTTTTGATTGTTTTATTAATCCTCATGCTGATGCCAGTGAGATAGAATGGAAAGGACATAAATATCAAATCGCAAATGCAAAAGATACATTGCAGGCATAAATCAAATATTATTTTGATGGTGGAAACGAAAAACATTTAAAAGATATTAGTATGATTTTTTCAAAACTTGCAAGTGAGATTAATGAACCTGACGATACGGAAGGATTGAAAATGCACAAAAGTAGAAAAACATTTTTATAATTCAATTCTTTTTCATATTTTTGTGAAAGATAAATAATTCAACTCTTAGGCTATTTGTTGCCTATTATTTAGGGTTAGAGGAGGCTATAAACGCCTCCTTTTTTGTGTCCTCATTTTAGTTAACTAATTCATTAATATATTTATTTTAAGAAAATAGAACTTATGTCAAGTATCATAACAGTCAAATTCAATCCTGAAAATAAACCAGACCAGGATTTGAAATGGGATTCAAATTCAAAATCTTTTATTTGTGATTCAGGTCAAATTGGAATCACAGAACATTTTCCAATGAAAGTTATTATTGTTAGAAAAGACAATAAAGTGAAAGAAGACTTTTTATGGAATTCTAAAACTTTCAAAAAGGATTCAGATGAGTTATCTTACATGACTTATGTTCCAAGAAACAAAACCTTAAACGCTAAACTAATTATCAACTATGTCCCAAGGAATGAAGATTAACCCAGAAACAGGTTTGGAAGAAATTTCGGTCACATTATCAAAATGGAAAATTACTGATAAAATTCCTTGCCCAAAATGCAATAAACAATTACAAATGAACTCGGAAAAGAAATATATTTGTGAGCCATGTAAAGTTCATGTTAAACCAAGAATTCAATTTAATTTCTAACTAAAAAACATACATCATTATGAGTACTAAAAAGAAATACCCAATGCCAGTAAAGTTCCAGAACAATTTTGAACGGTTGCTGGAATTATTTGCCGAGTGTAACAAAAAAGGATATCAAGGTCCTTGTACAAAATCTGATATTTCAGATTGGCTGCTGCATACCTTTGGTTTACACATAATAACCAATAGGGTTTACCATTTAAACGAGTCCTCCGAGTTATTAGGGTGGTTTTATAAAATTTATGACATGGAGGACTCAAAGCACACAAACTCTTTAATTCAAAGCGATAATCAGTATTCTACAAAAGATGAGACCGAACTATCTGGAATAGAAAAATCGTTGGTTATCATTGAAACACTTATTTTAGGTAGTTAATATATATCATAGATATATCCAATTATTTTTTTTAACTTTAATTCCTAAACTAAGAACCGTATGAAGATTAAGATTAAAAAGAATGTAAATGGAGAACTCTATTATTTTTATGGCACTTTTAAAATTGGTTCAACTGAGTGCACCGTTCGAAAATTTGGTACTGGAAATGAAATGGCAGCAAAACTAACAAAAGACAAGAAAAGGATTATAATGGATGAACCAATCCAAGTAACAGATAAAAACTCTCAAACAAAAACTATAACTGAATTTAAAATACCAAAATACGCTGTATCCCAGTTGGTTGAGTATTTAAACCAAACAACATAATTTATGGAACCCAGAATCACACCAGAAGAAATTAATGATTTACCAGCAGGATTCATATTTGTCTTTGGGTCAAACGAAGGAGGTCATCATAATAAAGGTGCTGCCTTAACTGCAAAAAAATGGGGTGCTAAAATGGGTTTAGGAATTGGAATGTCAGGACGTACTTATGGCATACCAACTAAACAAAGAAATTACAAATACTCTTTAATCCTAACACAAGTAAAAAAATACGTTGATGATTTTAATGAGTTTGCAAAACAAAATCAGGAACTGAACTTCTATGTAACAAAAATTGGTTGTGGGTTAGCAGGATTCACTATTGCAGAAATCGCACCTCTATTTTCTGATGTGAAAGATTTACCAAATATTTATTTACCACAAGACTTTATTGACATTTTGAACAAATGCAAAAACTAAAAGACAAAATTTCTACAGCTGTAATATTGTATATTATCTTTTCTTTTATTGGAGGTTCTTTCAGTTTTATCGGATGGGGGGTATCTTTATAAGATTACTCTACGTTATCTTTTTATTAATAGCATACGCAAACGATTAAATAAACAACATGAAAAAGATTTTACTATTTTTACTTTTAACTCAGACAACAATTTGTTTTGCACAAGATATTGCAAAAAAAATGGCAGGACCCAAAAAAATTAGTGCTATCTGTTTAGGCAATGTTATGTCAAACCCTGTAAGAGCCCGTTTTAAAGACTCGCTTGGCAATGACTACTGGACAGACAGAACTTGGAAAGTGAGATTTGTTATCACAACTCCAAAGAGATATAAAAATACTCCTTGGGAAATTATTACAACTACACCAAACTCGGCATATGATTATCTGCCTGGGAAAGAATATAAGTTTGACTTGCGTAAAAAGTAGTTTACTAATTATTTAATAGCTTTATATAAATAAATAGTATGAAATTTATACCACAACCAGAATTCAGAATACCAGGAGAAGAAACGGTAAATCTTTCTCCTTTAGTATTGGCAATGATGGGTTCGGATTTACCAGCGAACGAAAGTTTTTCAACAGATATTTGTTTTTCAGAGGACAAAGAAATCTTTACGTTCAAATACAGAGTAATGTATGGATATCGCTTTAGGGCTGGGTTTATGGAAAATATAAATTCTTTTTCTGAATTGGATATTTGCTGTGGTGCTGATGAAAAAGTTTATGAGGAGATAAAGAAAAAGGTTCACGCAATTATTTCTTTGAATATTGAAATAGGTAAAGACCCATTTGAAGGCATCCCAAAATGGTCTACAGTTAAACCATATCCATTAGATTCAAATTTTTGCAATAAAATAACTTCGCTGTATGAACAAACAACAGCACAAGCTTTGTAGTACTTGGTTTTCATTTTTATTTGAGTTGAGAAGGGTAGCAGGAATGCTACCTTTTTCTAGTTAACTTCTAAATAAAACATTAAACACAGATGTTATCTAATTAAAGTATAATTTTAACTATATGAAAGCAAAACGTAAAGAAGCCATAAGATTATCAATTACAAAAACACAAGAAGAGTACATACTTCAAATGTTTGAGTTCTTCTATCCTGAATTGGTAAAAGGAACTCCGCATTTTATTGATAATGGGTTAATTCAGTTTTCTACCGAGGATGAACCTATGCATTGGTTTGAATTTCTATTCTACCATTTGCCAGACAGAATGTTTCCAGATAGTCACTATTGGCAGAATAGATTTTATACTTTGAATGTTATGCCGATGACTCGTAATGGAAATTTCGTTGAATTCTGTTATGAATTTTATAACAAAGTAAAGGATAAGAAAAATCTATTTGAGGTAACGTCCCACGAATTTGTAAACAAACTTGAACAAAAAGAAAAGAAAAGGGAAGAGAATAAATTAAAACAAAAAGAAGCCAAAAAAGCAAAACCTGCAAAAGTAGAAGATGCAAAAGTAGAAGATGCAAAACCAGGTTTCGAATAAAAACAAAAAACTATGAGTAAAAAAATTGGTTTCTACGAGTTTACAGGTTATGGTGGCGCTCTTTCAGATTTTAAAGATTACATAACCGCTGCTCACGTTAGAACAAATCACATCTATGATAAAGATTTTGGAGTACCATATCGGTTTCATTTGGAACTTACTTTGCAATTTTTTGAAAAGTTCAAATATTTGTTAAGTAAAAAAGAATGGGACTTTTTTATTGAGTATTTTTCAATGCATCTTAACTTTATGGATAAAGTTGCACTTGATGTGGTTGATGTGGTTGATGTGGTTGTAAAAGCTATGGAAGCAGCATCCTATGGACATGATGGTGTTGAAGATGCCCGACTTACTTATAACGATATAAGAAAGAACTCTACACTTATTGTTGCTGAGTTGATTTACAGAGTAACTGATGAAAAAGGAAGAAACAGAGATGAAAGAAAAAATGAAAGGTACTATGCTGAACTTATTGAGTTTTGGCCTGCGATATGTATTAAATTATTGGATAAGATGGCAAATCTTCTTTACAGCAAATTGTTTAAAAATGTAAAGATGTTCGAAATGGCTAAAAAAGAAGCCAAAGCTTTTAGAAATAAATGCCTTATTGAAGAAACTGAACATTACAGGCCAATGTTTGATTTTTATGACAAAATGCTTGAATCAATAGAATTGTTTTAATTATGAAGTACAACTATTTTCAATTATCGGGTTATGACAGTGGTCAGGTTTTACATTTCTTTTTAGTAAGGGATGGAGCCTGGGATTTCCATATTGGATTACCACATCACGTTTGTTTAGTTTATTCTAATTGGGTAACTGTTCAGCAGGATAAAAATGCCTATGGGGTTCCTCCTGGGTTAAAAAAATGGATTCAAACTTATGGAGAACATTTTAAAAGACAACTGGTTGATGATTCAATCATTACTCCATTAGGTTATTTAGAAAATATTCCTGAGGATATTGCCAAACTATATATTCCGAAATATATTGGACAGGAAGGACAATATTTAAATTATCAGGCAGAGGAAGCAATGGCAGATTACACACCAAAATTTAACAGTGCTCTTGCTTCTATGAAGTCTGCCTGTTATGAAACAAAAATTAATTTAAAGGCAGAACGAGAACAAAGAATATTCGTTGTAGCAGAAACAAGATTTCCATAATGGACACAACAGATAAGTTTGAAATAAAAAATTATAAAAGCAAGGAACCTATACCTGAATTATATTTTACCTTTTTAGTATCAAGAGCTAAAATTCCCACTGGATATTGTTCTTTAATTGTTACTCAAGGCAATCATAAAGATTTTCCTTTCCCAGATATTTATGACCTAAATATTAAAATTGATTTCCCTTTATTAGACCAATTGGATTCAGAGAATACTATTTTTCAAGTAAAGATTGATACTGATTTTGATAAAGTACTTAAGATTGATGAAATTATTGCTTTAAATCAACCAATGTCAAATGCTTTAGTTAGAGCAAATAAACATAGAAATGTTGAACACAATAAAAATATTTTATCAAAACTTCAAAATAAAAAAATTTTGTCTACTTTAATAGAATACCCATCAATACCTGAGAATATTTTTATTGAAAAGAAAAAATGGGAAATACTTATATCGGCTCTACGTTTTGGACAAACTCCTTGTCTGTCAGGACCTAAAGGAGTTGGTAAAACAACTATAGTAAAAGCAATCGCAAAAGCTATGGGATGTAATTATTATAGGATTAGTTG